CGACACGCCAAGCGTGACGTCTGAGTTCGCTGCAGAGCTAAAGAAAAGAGGCTACCTTGACGCGCCAAAGAAAAAGACCGACGACGAATCTATAGAATCAGAATAAAATGGCCATTTTTAACGGAACAGAACTCGGCGTCTACATTGACGGCACGCTGATCGCAGCAGCAACCGACTGCTCACTTTCTCTCAACACAGAAACAATTGATATAACAACCAAGGACAGCGCGGGCTACCGTGAGCTGCTTGGCGGTTTGAAGTCAGGTTCAATCAGCGTCAGCGGTTTGATTGACTACCTCGACGCTGACAGCAATAAGGACATGGTTGACTTGTGGACAGCTTGGGAAGCTCGTACAATCTTGACGCTAAAGTTCAGCAAGGCAAACGAAGCAACTGGCGAGCTGTCTTTTACATCAGGAGGCATCATCACCAGCCTTGAGCAATCAGGCGGCACAGAAGACACAGCAACATATAGCTGCACCTTTGAGTTGACTGGACCTGTCACTGATACCGCTGCTTAATGATTGAAATAAACGGCAACGAGTACCCCGTGCGCTACTCGATGAAGGCGCTGAAGAAGTTTGAACGTAAGGCAAAGGTCAACGTGTTCAGCTTGTCAGATCCTTCAAAGCTCTCAGCCGACGCTTGCGCTTTCTTATGCTTTGTGGGCGTGGAGTGCGGTTGCAACTTCGAAGGTGTCGACTTCGACATGGAGCTGCAGGAGTTCGAGGAGCACATTACGCTTGCACACGTCACACAATGCTTTGACGTGCTTGGTGAATACAGCGACCAAAAAAAAGCGTAGACGGTAACGATAAGCCAGTAGGATGGCAAGACGTGATTCGGATGGGGATGGGTGTGCTGCACCTGTCCCCTTCTGCGTTTTGGGAGATGACCTTTGGCGAGTTGAGCTTGGCGCTGGAGGCCAACCGCGAGACGGCAGAGATGCAGGAGCGCTTTGAGTGGGAGCGCACGCGGTGGCTGGCTACAATCTACATGCAGCCCCATCTACGGAAAGGCCGTAAATTGCGACCAAAGGATATGATGCAATTCCCTTGGGAGCGACCAAAGCAGAACGCTAAAAACCTGACCAAGGAAGAGCTAAGAAAAGTAATTGAAGAGCGCGACAAATGGCAAAGCTGAACGACCTCATAGTAACGATAGGCGCAACGACGCGCGACTTTGACAAGGCGCTTGGCAAGTCCATGCGCAAAATGAAGACCTTTGGCAAAAACACCAAGGCGCTCGGTTCATCAATGAGTAAGTCATTGACCATGCCGATTGCTGCGCTTGGTCTTGCTGCTGTAAAGAGTGCTGCCGACCTCGAAACTATGGAGACCAGCTTTATCAGCTTGACTGGTGGAGCGAAGCAGGCGGCGGACATGATGAAGAACTTGAATGAGTTCACCGCAAAGACGCCTTTTCAGATTGAAGCAGTAGCCAAGTCAGCGCGGCAGCTTATTGCATCAGGATCAGGCATTGATGAGGTCAACGAACAGCTGCAATTCCTTGGCGACATCGCAGCGACGAGCGGCCAGCCTATCGACGAGATAGCGGCTATCTTTTCCAAGGTCAACGCAAAAGGCAAGGTAGAGCTTGAGAGCTTAAACCAATTAGCCGAGCGCGGCATACCAATCTTCACGGCTTTGTCAGAAGCGACAGGTTTACCAGCTGACAAGTTAGGTGCAGGTGCCGTGAGCGTCGAACAGTTCAACGCTACACTCAAAGGCTTTGCAACTGAAGGCGGTTTTGCTGCTGGCGCTATGGAACGCCTAAGTCAAACGGCTGCAGGTAAGTTTAGCACAGCCATGGACAACCTAAAGCTGGCAGGTGCTGCGCTTGCTGAAAGTTTAATGCCTGTGGTCAAAGATTTGCTTGACCGCTTTGTTGGATTGATGCAAGCACTCACTAAGCTATCGCCTGAAACTAAAAGATTCGCGTTAATTGCAGCAGGTGTTGCTGCTGCTTTGGGTCCGCTCCTTATGATTTTGCCCGCTATGCTTTCACCTATAGGCTTAGTAGTCGGCGCCATCGTAGCGTTGGGCGTCGCAATCGTAACCTTTGCGGATGAGATTGCAGGACCATTGACAAAGGTGATCAACTTCTTCATCACCCTTTTTAATGAGTCAAGCCTTGTGCGCGGCATCATTGGAGCCATCAAAGGCACCGTGCTGACGGTGTTTGACTTCTTTGCGTTTGCTGTCAACAACGTAATCGAGAGCTTTAAAGACCTTGGCGCAATTATCAAGGCCGTATTTACGGGTGACTTTGCTGCGATTCCTGAGCTGGTCCGTACAGCGTTTAGCGATGCAGCAGAACGCACTGCAGAGTTTGGTAAGAAGGCGGCAGAGAACATACGCACGAGCATTGAGGATGAACTACAACGCGAACCCATTGAGCTGTTAAGCAAGGAGGGCGTGGCACAATCACTAAAGACGCTCGGAGGTTTGACCAACTTGCTACCAACTGCAGGAGGTGGTGGAGGTGCAGGAGGTGGCGCAGGTGAACCAGCAGTAACTGTGCCTGCTGCGCTCAACATTGTCGACATTGACATGCCTGAGGACGTTGTTGAAGAGGAGGACATTGACGCGGTGATTGCGGCCAGCACAGCAGTGCAGAACCGCGTCAACGCCATGGCGCAAAGCGTGGCAGGTTTTGTAGATAGCGCCTTCCAACAAATTGCAAGCGGCACGGCTACGTTTGAGCAAGTTATGCTCGATATGATCAAGCGCTTGGCTATGCAGCTCGCGTCGCTGGTTGCACAATTCATGATTTTGTCTGTCTTGTTTCCGTCTGCAACAATGGTAAAAGGCGGCCTTGGTAAGTTCATAGGCGGTGGCTTAGGTTTACCTATGATGGCAAACGGCGGACTGTTTACAGGCGCATCACTTGCAATGGTCGGCGAGGGTTCAGGCACCAGCAACATCAACCCTGAGGTGGTGGCACCGCTTGACCGTTTGCAGGACATGATGGGCGGCACGCAGGTGCAAGTCACTGGTAAGATTTCAGGACGCGACATCTTGTTGACCAGCGAGCGCAACGCAATTGACCGTAACAGAGTAAGAGGTTTTTAATGGCTGACCCGATCCGATTACACGCCGAGTTTCAAGACGACCTCGGCACAGCGTACAAGCTAAACATCCACCAAGCTGGGTTTGTAGGCAGCTCTACCGAGTTCAACCTCGGTGCTGACGGTTTCACGCTACGCTACAGCGGCAACAACGAGGACCGTATGCAGCCAATCATAGGCAGCGAGGTGACGTTTACATTGGTCGAGAACGTAGCAGCGCACACCACGTTCCTCACGGCGTTAGCCACGAGCGAGGACGCTGACTTTACGGTCAGCATATTCAAAGACCCTGACGGCGCCAATACTTTGTTTTGGACTGGCGTGCTGCTGCACGAGCAGGTCGAGCTGCAGGACGAGGCTTACCCAATACAGAACACCATGACGGCGGTGGACGACTTGGGCAACCTTAAAAACATCATATACGATAACAGCGGCACCTTCTACACAGGGCAGGAAACCATCGCGGCACACCTTACCAACTTGCTGAACAAGACGCGAGCGCTGCACGTCTTTGCCAGCGGCGACGTGTTTCTGAAATACGCCAACGACTTTAAGCCGACGACGTTTTCAAGCGCAAACGCCTTAATTGAACTACAGGTTGGACACGCAGCATTTTACAACCTTGACGACGCAGGCAACGCGCAGGGCATGGACTGCTTTACCGTGCTCAAAAACTTTGCAATCACGTTCAACGCTCGCTTGTTCCTGCACGAGGGATGCTTTTACTTTGTGCCTGTTGGTGCGGTCATCAACAACACTACCGTCAACTTGTTTACAGTAACCAAAGCGGGCACCATTAGTGGATCGGCTACAGCAACTGATACGCAGCTCACAGTTGACACCGATATTGAGCGCATGCGCGGGGGCGTGATGACGTTCTTACCACCACTCAACAAGGTGCAGCGTACTTGGCGCACCGATGCGAACCTGCCTGTAGTTGGTCCTGTGACGCAGTTTTTAAACGCTACAACACAGCAGACGGAGCTGGGTACTACAATCACTGACGAAAACCTTGTGTACGATGATGACACAGTGTTCCGAATTAGACTGAGGTATTCTCACGCATACGATGGTGACGGCACCAGCACAGGTGACGACGTTCCTGCACGCATTGTGCTCAAGATGCAAATCAAGGTTGGCAGCTTGTACTACAACAACGCGGTGACGTTTGGCCCTACTTTATACAATACGGGTTATAGTAACAGCGCATACAACATTGACGTGATGAATTTCACAGCGCCTGCATGGTCCTCAAGTGCTGGGTATTTTTATGTTGCTGTTACACCTACTCCAGTATACATCGACAGAAACACAGGACTGGTCCACAACTACTTGTTCACGCCGCAAGGGTTTATAAACCTGCCAATGTTTGAGCCTGTTCTTAATCTTGATTTAGATCCCATCACAAGCGCGCAAACAGGTGTAACAATTACGGTAGACGTGGAAGGCTACGACCACGATGGCACGCTAATTTCTGACGTGACGGGAACGGACGCATTTGGGCAACTTACAAACTTTGCTTTTCATGTACTAAGCGGAGGCGCCACTAATGGCGACCGCGTAGTGTATGAAGCCGTGACCACATCTAACAACCAAGTCACGAAGACGCAGGACGAGGTGGTCATTGGCTCGAGTGATTTCGTTGACGTGCGCAACATCTTTGAGAACAACAGCACGCCAGCCGCGCCTATCAATTCATTTGCCAGCTTTGCAAACAGCTCGGCGACATTGCCAATCCACCAGCTCGGTGTCAAGGAAGTTATTTCAGGACAGAACGCAAGCACGCGAGTAAAGCGCGGCAGCTTTTACAAGGCGTTCGTCAGCCCGTACCACGCGCTGCTGTTTTCAACGCGCAACTTTTTGCCGTTTGAAACTACCTTCATGGCGCGTGCTGTGCAGACGGAGTACGAAGCCTTTCACATCAGCAGCGACGACACGAACGTAAGCACGCCAAACCCTGCAGTATTTGATGACCGCCCGCCTATCAACGACAGTGAGCCAGTGTACGATTTGCGCAACACTTTCACGCCGTCAGAAGGCGACATACCGCCAAACATTTTCCAGCGGTTCCTGCAGCAGCCTATCACGTCAGTTACTCACCAAGCAGGTAGATCGTACACCATCACGTCAACCGACGCCATAATTTTTAACAAATGGAATGGTGGCAACGGTACCAGCCTTATTTATTTACCGACGACGACAGGCAACGAAGGCCGCATCATACGTTTTAAAAGCGACGGCACCATTGCAGCGAACAAGATTGTTCAAATACGACCGAACGACGTAAGCGAAACCATTGACGGCGCGGCGTCTTACGACTTTGACCGCAGCTATGATGGGTTGAGTTTGTTGTGCCACGATGGAGACTGGTATATCATCCAAAAGAAGGAAAAGTGATTTATATTATCTTAGCAACCGTGGTGGCTAACATCATATACAAGGCCAAGCAATATGGCCGAGGTGACATCGCCGACGTTATCATACTAATTGCAGCCATCTCGATAGCCCTATTATGAGATACTTCAACTATCATGAGTTTGACAGCCCCGACGCAATCGGCAGCGGCGAACAAATGATGGACGAGGTATTTTTGGAGATGCTGGACAAGGCGCGACACCTTGCTGGTATTCCGTTCCACATTAATTCAGGCTACAGGACGCCTGAGCACAACCGCAAGGTGGGCGGAAATAAAAGCAGCAGCCACCTGCGTGGCCTCGCTTGTGACATACACTGCGTAGATTCACGCAGCCGCGCCTACATCATTGGCGGCCTCATCGATGCAGGATTTAACCGCATCGGCATCGCAAGCACATTCATACACGTTGACGACGACCCCAGCAAGGACGCTGACGTGGTTTGGTTATACACATGAAGATTGAACAAATTAGCCGCACCGTCCACGCTGTCAAGCTGGAGAAGCATCCACAGCGTATGCTGTTTATTTCTGATGTCCACTATGACAGCGTAAAATGCGACCGTGTTATGCTGCGCAGGCACCTCGATGAAGCCAAGCGAACCGACACGCCCGTGTTCATCTTTGGCGACTGGTTTGACTTGATGGGTGGCAAGTACGATCCGCGGTCCAGTTACAGCGACATTCGACCTGAGTACAAAAGCATCACGTACCTCGACGACGTTATTGAAGACAGCGCCGAGTTTCTGACCAAGTACAAGGACGTCATCAAGTTCTTTTGCCGTGGCAACCACGAGACCAACATAGAGAAGCGCATGCACACCAGCCCGCTAGACCGCGTAGCGTACATCGTAAACAAGAACGGCGGCAACATCACCGTGGCAGGATACAGCGGCTGGCTGTGGATGCAGATGTACACAAAAGGCAAGCGCCGCAGTTCGACGTTCGTACACTACCATCACGGCATGGGTGGCAACGCTCCACGATCTAAAGGCGTGCTGCGTGTTGACATTGACCAAATGCAGTTCAAAGACGCCAGCTTGATTGTGCGTGGGCACACACATCAGAAGTGGCATCTGCCTGTTACGTCGGACCGCATCAGCCGCTTTGGTAAGCTGTACCAAGACAGCGTTCACCATCTGCAGCTCGGCAGCTACAAGATGCTCGGCGACCGCTTTGCAGGTTGGGCGACCGAGAAAGGCTTTAACACGCCACGCCTTGGCGGTTGGTTTGTTACCTTGCACAACTCACATCACGATCAACCATATTGGAAGGTCGAAGAAGCACAATAACATGAAAGAGATTCTATCACTTTACTGGGCCGAGATTGCACTGGCCATTTTAACTGCTGCAGGTACCATTACTGCACTGACAGCAACCGAGAAGGATGACAAGGTCATTGACATTCTCAAGCGCATCATTAACGCCGTAGTGTTTGGCGATAGCAAAAGAGGACGAAAATAACCTATATTTGCTACGTCCAAGGTGGACAAGTAAACCTTTATTTCATCAGGTTTTTGGTTTTGGGCGGCATCCTTGCAGGGGGGTGCCGCTTTTTTTTGTGCTTTTTCTTGTACAGGTGTGTAAATAGTTGTACAATTGCACAAGAAACGAAACAGATGGAAGACCAAATCCTGCTCAAACTTGACGACGGCCTTGAGATGGTCGTGACCTTTGAGGTCGAAGCTGGCGAGGAAGCCACGCACATCTCGCCGAGCTATCCGCCGACCGTGCGCATCATTCGCGTGGTGCTGTGGCAGAAGAATCACACCAGCTTTGAACGAATCGACATCACCTGTGCAGACGATAACCTGCTGGACTACAACCACGAACGCATTGAACAAGAGATATGGGAATATTTACAAAACCAATAATGATGAACAAACCTATTTGTGTGCGCAGCAGTGTGCACGTTAAACCGACGCGCGACTTCAACCACCAGCAGCAAGAGCTTGCTGAACAGAAGCGCTTTGAACGATTGATGGAACAATTTAAAGCCGACCTGATTGCGGCATATACGAAGAAAGCATGAGCGTAATTGATGAACTCAAAGCGCTGTCGAAGAAATACGACATGCGACCCGATCACTTCCACAAGGACCCACGCGGCTTTGTTATCATGACGCGCCGAGGCGTGGAACACGTGCAAGCTAAAATAAAGGCCGTGGTGACCTTTGAAACGGTGCCTGAATGGTCTGACCCCAGCGAAGGGCGTTATTGCGTTAAAGCGCACGCAAAATGCGAAATAGGGCATGTTGAGACATACGGCGAGGTGAGCAAGAGCAACAACCGCAACCAGTACCCTATCGCAATGGCCGAGAAGCGGGCGCTGTCACGTGCCATTTTGAAGCTTGCAGGATTCTACCAGCTTGAAGTATACGGAGAGGATGAACTTGAATGAACTGGACGACTTCTTTGACGACGTCGAAAGGCAGCAGAAAGCAAACGAGAACAACAAGCGTGCAGCTGCACTGGCGATGTTAGCACAGAGCACCTTGCGCGACGATCCTGAAGGCGAAGACGAGATGCTGGAACAGGAGATACGAGCAGGAGGTATCACGCCACAACGATGGGCGGAGATATTTGAACGATTGAAGCTGAACCAGCTTCCACACAGAGAAAATTTGAACTATTCACAAACAGCAATTACAAAAGATTACAAACATGGAATTGATAATTAAAGGCGTCATCCGACGTGTAACAGAGCCGAGGGAGTTTGGAAGCGGCAAACGCATGTGTGAAGTGCACATCGAACTTGCAGAGCAGAAGTTTGAACAAATCATTCCCTTGACATTTTGGAATGACGACGTAGACGAAGCCATTGGCTTTACTGTAGGCGCAACCATTGAAGCAAAGTGCTGGCTGCGTGGTAACGAATGGATAAAGGAAGGAATGCCAGCACGCGCATTCGCATCCTTTGCCGTGTTTGATTACAAGCTGCCTGAACCTAAGAGCATCCGCGAGACCGTCATAGAGGACAGCAAGAAGAACCCGCCACAGGTGGACGATATGCCTTGGTGATGTACAAGGTGAAACTACGACAGCAACGCACCAGCATACGGTTTGAACGAGCCGACAGCATGCTGCGATACATCCAGCGCCTGAACGATCAAGGCGTAAAGTTTGAACTACAATTTGAGAGAGATGGAGATGAACCTGAAAATGTACCTGCAACACCATTACGGTAGCCTGACGGCCTGCGCCGAGGCTATCGAGGTAAGCAGAGGCACCTTGCACAATTACGTGACCAAGGACCCCGAGGGCGTGCTGCGACACACCAGCCGCTTGATGAAGAATGAAAACATAAAGCCGCAGGAACTCGTCCAAGCGGTAGAAACAACCAAAAACCAAGCGTTATGAATGACCGAGAATTTGAGCTTTTTTTAATGTTAGCCCGTGTTGAAGTCGAACACACGGTAAAAGACGGAGGAACCGTTGACTTGTCCAAAATTGCAGCCCATGCATGGGCAGCTAAAGTGATGTATTCGGAGGCTTTGCGAGAATACCACACAAAGTCTGAAGGTGAATCGTAAATACATCAACATACCGATTGACATTTGGAACCTAAGCGAGCTGCACCCAAACGAGCGGGTGTTGCTTGCTGAGGTCGCCAGCTTTAAAGAGTGCTTTGCAGGGAACGATCACTTTGCGAAGCTGCTGAACGTATCCGAGGCGACGGCACGAGGGTACATCAGCAACCTCATAAAGGCTGGTTACCTCATCAGAGAGGGCAGCAGATACAACCGACGACTGCGTAAATCTGCGCAAACGAATGCGCAAAATAGCGCAAACGAATGCGTAAATCCGCGCAAACGAGTGCGTAAATCTACGCAAACGAGTGCGCAGAATTCAGCACATACTAATACATATACTAATACACCTACTATTACATCTACTAAAAGCACGCCTGCGCGTGCGGGTGTGGTGTTGCCGTATGAAACCGAAAAATTCCGAGAAGCGTGGGCCGAGTGGCTGGAGTACAAGCGCACCGATCACCGCTTCAAATACAAAACCGCCCAAACCGAACAACGGGCATTAATGACCTTAGCAAATGAACACCCTACAGAAAGCAGAGCAATCGAGGCAATTCATACAGCAATTGCAAACGGATGGAAAGGCATCGTATTTGGTGCATCCAAGAGCCGGCGAACTCGAACCAGCGGAAAGGCAGCGCTTGAAAGAGGCGAGCTTGGCGATCAGCTTAGAGAGCTTGCAGAAACAGGAAATATCACAGGTAACAATCGAAACCGCCTTTAAAGGCACCAACGTCCGCACAGCGCTTAAGCTGGACGAGCAGGCGACCCGTGCGGCGCTCATTGCCATGCTAGCAAAGTGCGTGCGATTCGTAGACGCAAACAAGACGCTGACGGAAGGCGACGAGTACAAGATGGTGCTGGACGAGCTTGTGAAAGGCTTTCCGACGTTCACCATCGAGGATTGGCGGCTGTGCCTGTACATGATGGCCAAGGAGACGTTTGGAGGCTATTACGAGCGCCTGAAGCTCGCGCAGTTTGTTGAGTGCTTTACCAAGTACGAGCAGCTCAAGCAACCAGTTATTACCAAGATACGGCAGGACGAGGCGGCTGACTTTGAGCGCATGCGTACAGAGGCCTTGCGCCACATCACGCCTGAATTTGCAACCGAAATAAACCCGATCGCGGCACGCGTGTCGCCACAGGATTGGTTGAGAGGCGAGAACCGCCTGACATACACCGAGCGTGAAGAGATGGAGAAAAGAGCAAAAGCACGCACCAATGACTGACCTCGAACGTTTTTGGCACGACCTCATCGACGGTCGGCGCTACATCATCAACGAAGTGTATGGTAACGAGGCCATGCTCAGATACAGGCCGCACCCGAAAGAGAAGGAGTACTTCCTCGCCAACAACGGGCGCGTGGCCTACAGCATTGAGGTGTCAGAGCACACACGTAGCTTTTGGGATATGTGCGAGCGCATGTACGGACACAAGCGGCTGGCGTATGAGGACCGCCTGACCAAGAACAGGATCAAGGCGCAGAGCTATCCTGAGTACAAGAAAGGCAAGGCAGAGCGTGCAGCATTGGCGGCAAAGATTCGCGGCGTAATATTGGACCATGCCAAAGAGGAGCACCAAGACGGACAGCAAGGCCAGCAAGCAGCTGCGCAAGAAACCACGAGCCAAGAAGCCGCTAACACACGCACAACTCAAGAAGAAGGTAGATGAGTGGTTTAGCAAATACATCAGATACAGAGCAGCAGACAAGTACGGTGAAGCCGAGTGCTACACATGCGGAAAGCGTCACCATGTTAGGCATCTCCAAGCAGGACATTTTGCGTCTCGGCGGTATATGGCCACCCGTTGGCACGACCCAGCGGACAGACACGGGAATGTCCAATGTCAATGCGTGGCCTGCAATTTGTACGACCAAGGGCGTCAGTGGGCTTTCGGTAGACGACTTGACCAAGCTGTCAAAGGACGAGCTCAGGAGATTATGCGAGATACAGAACAGGCTCGACCGTATGGTGTGGCAGAGCTGCGTCAGCTTGCAGATCACTACAAATCAGAAGCGCAAAGATTCCTTTTGGAGAAACCTGCCATCAATGAGCGAAGAGATAAAGCAGCGGCATATAACCGAGCTGAGAGACGCAAGGCGGAGAATACTGCTGGCTGACCATACAACACAATACACCGCACGCATGCGAAAGGTCGAGGAGAAACTGTTTGCGTTGACGGGGAACCTCATATATGCCTATGCCAACGATACCGCGTAAGCAGACGCCTGACCCACGTAAGAAGAAGCAGCAACGCGATCGGCCACAGGACAAACGCTATTGGTCAGGGGCATGGCGTCGTGCGCGGCTGGCTTACATCAAGAAGCATCCGACGTGCGTGGTGTGCGACAGGCTGGCCAAAGTGGTGGACCACATCCAACCCGTCAGGCTGGGCGGTGAGTTTTGGGACAGCAGCAACTGGCAGAGCATGTGCGAGAGATGCCACAATGCCAAGTCAGGCCGCGAAGCGCACGAGGGATAGGGGTATGCAAAAACCATAGGCGAAAGCTGCAGCAT